CAATGATGTTAAATACAATACAACAACGCAATATTGATTTGTTAGAAGCTACAGGTGTGTATAGTAAAGAAAAAGCAGCTGTGTTTAGAAGTCGTGATTGGTATGTACCGTTAAACAAAACTCTTGAAGATTTAAATTTAGATCAAAATGGAATAAAAGAGTTTTTTAGAGGGTACACTGATATAGGTCAAGAGTATAAATATAAAGGCGGCAGTGATAAACAAACTGCTAATGTATTAGACAACTTTGTAATAAAACATTATTGGTCTGTAAATGCAGCTTTAAGAAATCATGGTGATCAAGAAGCAGCTAACTTTGTAGGCATAAGAAACAAAGAAAAGATTAAAGCTTTGGAAGAACAAGCAGAAACAAAAGAAGGTTTAACTGTAAAACAAAAGAAACAACTTGATCGTATAAAAGATGAAAACCCTGATGATATTGTAACGTATACTTCTACAGCGTCTATACCTGATGATAGAGATGGTTTTGTTGCTGAATTATTAGTTGATGGCGAAAAAGTGTATGTTGATTATGCGGATATGAACTACGCAGAAGCCTTAAAAGGTGCTTCCGCTCCATTACTAGACACTAGTTGGATGTCTAGTTTTGCTACATTATTAAGACAAACTATTACAGCTAACCCTGTATTTCAAGCGTATCAAGTATTTAACGACGCAATGGGTTCTGCTCTTTACTCAGGAACTAAAAATCCAGGACAGTTAGCAAAGAGAGTTTTGCAAAGTTACATTAAAATTAGACAAGACCCTAACTCTCCTATACTAAAACAAATGGAAGCTTTAGGAGTTGTCGGCGGGTATGGTCTAACTGGAAAAGAAGTTATAGGAAAAACTAGACGGAAATATGGATTATTGCCTGAAAGTAAAATGAGAAGCTTATTTGCTTACTTTGAAGATTTAGCTACTCATTCTGATATGGCTCAACGCGCAGCTAATTTTGAACAAGCATTATTAGATACAGGCGGAGTCATGCAGCCTGACGGTACTATAAAAGGAGGGAATGAAATACTAGCTGTTAATAAAGCTATAAATATTATTAACTGGAATAAAAAAGGTAGCAGTCAAAATTTAAGGTTGTTTACACACACTATACCTTTTTTAAATGCGTACATACAAGGTATGGACATACTTATAAATGTAATGAGAGGTAAATTTGTTTCAGATCAAGAGAAAAAACTTGCAATAAAATTGTTTGCAGTAACATCAGCAAAAATTATGTTTCTTAATCTTATATACTCAGCTGCGGTAGGGGGTAATGATGAGTATGAAGCCTTACCTGATCAAGAAAAAATTAGAAAATATATTATTCCAGGTATGGGAATAGGTATTCCAATTCGTGGTGAGCTAGCTTTTTTATTTAAAATGTTGCCTGAAGGTTTATACAATATTATCACCAAAGAAGGGACTAACAGTGAATTAGATGCAAGAAGAGTAAGACAAGCTATAACAGATACTTTTTTTGGAGGTTTTTTAGCGCCAACTTTATTTCCACAAGCTGTAAAAGCACCTATAGAAGTAATGACAAATTATAGCTTTTTTACAGGTGATCCTATTGTAAGTGCCTATCAACAAAAGAAAGAAACTAATTTACAAGTTAATCAAGGAACCTCTTATTTAGCTAAAGGTTTAGGAGAAGTAGGTATATCACCATTAAAAACTGATCACTTTATTAGGGCCACTACAGGAACTGTTGGAATGGCTGCTACGCAGCTAATAGACGGAATTATAAATCAATTTGTAGATAATCCAACAGCAACTACACCTTTAGATAGAAGAGCACCTATTAGTGCTGTAATGTATAGTAAAAATGGACGAGGTGCTTTAAATATGTTTTATGACTTAAAAGACATGTCTGACAGAGTAACTAATTCTTTAAACGCAATGACAGGCGAAGAAAAAGCAGAGTATCGTACAGGCAACAAAAAATTAATAAGCTCTCGTAAAAAAATAATGGCTTTAAATAAAAGAATTAAAATACAAAGAGATAGAAGAAAAAAAATTATTGAAAACGAAAAACTTAGTCCTATAGCTAAAGCTGAAAAACTGAGAGTGATTGATGCTAAGATGAATAAAATATTAAAAGGAGTAGCTAAGCTTAGAGTAGACGCTGATCTTCCATTGTTTAGCACACGATAAACTTATAGTCGCCAGACTCTAATGCCTTGTATGCCATCTTCTATAACTATCTTATGTACATACTCAAACTCAAGTCTTTTGCTTTCCTTATCTATAGCGGCTAAAGCTGCTTTAGTATCTACTGCAGGTAAGAATATAGATGTTCCTGGTGTAAAAGAAGGCCAGTCTATTTGATAGTCTGTTCCGTTAGTTAACATTTTTCGGTATATCCAAGTCTAAATTATCTGTTTTAATTTCATCAAATGATGAATTGTCAACCCATATACATCTAACTGAAGGTCCACTAATCTCTAGACCCTTATGTAACACTTTAAGTTTCGATGATTCTTTAAGCACTCCGTTTGACTTTAAACCTTTAATAAAGTCACTATAGTCAATCTTTTTACTGTTTACATACTCTCTCATTATAGATGCAGGTATATAGATAGTATTGGTGTCAGGCTCTACACGTACTTTTAAATCATGATTAGGTCTTAACATCGGTGCTTCTGCTAGACCTCCTCTTGAATCAACCTTACTGTTTATAACCAATGTGCTGTTTTTAGCTGTGTTAATAAAGTCACCTAGCGTTTGGACAGCATCAAAGTCTGCTTCTTGTAGCGATGCTTTAGATAAACTCAATTCTTTAGCTATAGCTTTATATACAGGATCAATATTTATATTGTGGATACCTAGTTTCTTAGCAATGACTGCACCTAAAAATACTGCAGCTAACGTAGCTGAAAACTTTCTATCTTGTCCTTTAATGTTGAGTTCTTTATCTATCTTTTGTTGTGTTATTTTTAATTGTTTTTTAACTTGATCTAAATTTGCTATCAAGTATTGTGCATAGACTTCACCTGCGTGTCCATAGTTGTCAAAAAACTTACTAAAGTATTCATCAGCTTCAGACTTAGATATAGTCTCATCTAACTCTATAGGTAACTGAATAAACCTAGCCATCTCTCCACTAGCTTTTGCTCTATCAGAAAACATAACTTGTCTAAAATCTGTATTACTAGATACTACGCATATTAAGTTAAACACGGTATCGTTTGCTCTTTCTTTGTTAACTCCGTTACCTAACCTATTACGTCCTCGTCCTGTTGATATAAATTTTAAAAACTTATGTAGTTCTCGAGGTGTTATATCTGTCATCTCATCTACTGCAGCAGGTAAGTTGTTCATGTAACCCATACGATGAATAATAGAGTTTTCTGTATCACCCCACACTTGTATAAGTTTAGAATTAAGATCAGGATTGCCATACACGCTAGTCATAGCCTGTAGTATAGAAGTTTTACCTTGTCCTGTTTCAGGATTATATAAATTTATTATGGCTGATTTTTCTCTATGTTTAAAGAAAGGCATAAGTAAAGAACCAAAAGCACAAAAGAAACCGAAAGCCCGTAGCTCCATACCTGATCTTTCATAAATAGACACACCTTTTTTCCATTCTTCGTAGTCCCCTTTCTTTTGCAGAGTAGGATTTATCTCGTTAAGTTCATCAGCTACAGGTACATACTTAACACCAAACGCACTTATTTCTCTGTTGCCTAAAAGTATTTTATTTTTAGCCTCCATAGGCCCTGGATTCCAAGCATATTGTTTGTGCATTAATGACGCTTCGTTTGTACGTTGTTGAGTTTGAACCGATATAACTATGTAATCAATCATTAACTCCATCTGCTTACCATGCACTATAACTCCATAATCAACTAAGATTTGCCTTGCCTTATCCCTAGTAAGTAAATCAGAAGTCCTAGCTATAAACTCTCTTACACCATCTTTAGGTAAATGTAATTTAAACCACGAGCACTCACCTAAAGTAGGATCATCCATTCTCTCTACTAAATAAAAATCATAGTCATATATCTTAACACCGTCATCATCATCGTCAGGCATAGTTTTATATATGCCTCCGTTTTTGCCTCTAAAGTATGGATATGGGTAGTCAGGTATTTTAATAGTCACTTTTTGATCTAAAGCTTCACTGTGTGTTTCTATTACATTATCTGCGCCTCTTGCTTTAGCTACTACTCGACCAAGCTGTATAGGTGTTGTTATCTTGCCTTTGTGTGAACAGTTTTTACACCCTTCAGGCCTTTGCATTTCAAACTGCTTACATGAGTGAGGTCCTGGTATGCTATCAGCTTTTTTTTCTGTTATTTCATAATCATAGTCAACATGACCTCTAGATATTTTGTGTATAGCTATATCTCTATCTTCACAGTGTACAGCAATAGACAACCCTGCTCTCCATAGTGGTTCTTCTATTTCATTTTGTTTTATAGCTATATGCGCAAGTTGATTACAACCATCGTTTATTTTACAGCGTTCCATTATTTTTCTAAACCTAGAAGAATGATTACCCAGTATTGCTTTGGTAGCTTCGTCCATAGGTCTTTTTGGCTTATTAGCATGCGTTATTATTTCAGCAGGTATAACTGCTGCTAGATCATCAAATAGAAACGGACTACAAGACTGTAGTACGGTCACACTTTTTGGGTTTGTTACATCTTTAAAGTTTTTAGTTCCAGGCACTCTAAGTATTCTTGATATGTCTGAAGTACAAACAGAGTCTGATTTAAAACCATGTTTAACACATAGAAACTTAAGTCCCTGTGCTATAGGTTTCCATACAGCAGGTGCAACAGGATCAACAAAAGGCCAGTAGCAATGCAACCCATTACCTGAATCTACTACCATTGGTGCAGGGAGTTTAGTTACGTCTGTAAACTTTCTTAACGCAACCATAGCATCTTCTTTAGTTTTGTAGTCTTTATACCTGCGCTTCTTAGCATCAAAACCACAATCAATGTCAAGCCAAAATATCTTCTGCTCTCTTGCATTTTTAGCTTTTCTGTCTGTGTTCTCTACCCAAGTTGAACATGTGTAATACACGTCTAACTTGTTTTTTAACAAAACATTAACTTTAGCTATTGCATCATCAACAGTATTTAAAAATATAGGTGTTACATTGTCTTGTTGATCTTTACTTACTACGCAGTAGTACCCTTGATCAGACCACACAAGGTCTAAAAACTCTTTCGTTTGCATTTTAAACCTTTATGTTTTTTGACAGTTCTTTTATTAAATTTTCAACATCTTCTTTTTTTAATCTAGTCGGGTTTGCTTTACCTGAAAACCAATCATATACTGTTTGTCTTGATATGTTAAGACTTTCTGAAACCTTCTGCACTGGGTGTTTTAGCTTGATGCATATAGCACCTAACTCAACACCTAGTGTATTTTCAGCAGCTTGATTAGCTTCTATTACAATTTGTGAATATCCTCTCATATATCCTCCTATGTCCAATCGTCTACAAGATCATCAAGACTTACATCGCCTGTAGCAGGTTTAGGGTCAGGTGCTTTTGCTTTAGGCTCTACCTTTGGTTCTGCTCTTTTTGTTGGTTCAGGTATGTTGTCTTCTTCTGTAGGTTTAGTTTCAGAGAAAGCATCTACAGGCCTAGGTTTTGGTGCAGGCTCAGCTGTAGGTGCAGGGGGAGGTGTTTGAACACTCTCATCTTTGTTTATATTTACTGACAAAGTAATAGCTCTTTTTGCATCATCACTTTTACTTTTTTCAGAACATAAATCATACTCTTCATCATTAAGTATCCTAATAGGTTTAAATCCTACTTTAGTGCTTGATGAGTCCATATCAAAAGACATTCTTGATATAACAGACATAAGGTTTTGACTGTTAGCTCTTACATAATCAGTGTATTCATGCAGTGGTCTACGTTCAGCAGTGCCGTTACCAAATATTGACTGTGATGGTAATGTTACTTGAAACACATCGCCATTTAAATCATCTGCTCTGACTACAGCTATACGTCTGCTAAATCTACAAGCTTTAGTTCCATTAGGTCCTGAGCCTTTAATGTTCTGTGGGCATTCAGCACAAGTAGCGTTTTGTGGTGCGTCAACTTCAGTATCAGGTTTAACACTATCTGATGTCCAACACGCAGGGGGTGATAACTTCATACCTGGTTTGTATTCACCTGCAAAATACATTCTATGTACTGATGGTGAAGCATTAACTATGACTACATCTATATGACGTTCATCACTTTTGTCAATCTCTTTACCATTAACCATTAATCTAAACACATTATTACGTATTGATATACGTTTTGATGTAATTGAACTGCCTGTTATGTTACTTGTAAAGCCGTCATCTCTACTGCCTGTAGTTGCAACTGCTCCACCTTGTGAAAATATATCTACTTCTGTATTCATGATTTCTCCTCTTTTTTACGGTTTTTAAGTATTGATACTGCATATTCAGTTGTTGATTGTAGTCCTGGAGGGGCCACATCAGGATTATCTGCTATGAATTGTTTTATATTAGTCTGCTGTATTCGTTTTTCAAACAACTCAAAAGCGTCATTTTCTTTTACAAACTTATACATTTCAGGCCAATCACTA